ATTTCGGTCGAGAGGCTCGCGCCTTTTTTCCCTTCCGCCCATTCGCTTGTGACTCCCCGCTTTTTGTGCAGTACGCCCTCGCCGGGACCAGCGCCCGTTGAAGGGTTTCACAAGGCAGCGTCAAGTTATCAGGTAACGCACGGCCGAAAACAACCAGCAACCCGGGCCGCGCACGCTTCGCCCACGCCTGCAATTCGTCGGCATACCAACCGAGATCCGCACCACGCTCGGGACCGCGGATCGCCCACACCGAACCACGCCGCACGAACCGTTCGGCGTTACCGCGTAATGACACGATCGGGAGAACACGAACGCCCGCCGACTGCCAAAACTGGGCGATCAGAGCAGAACGCCAGACCTGAAATGCCGCCCATTCGGGCGGATCGTCCACATACACCGAGAAATCCGGAGCCGTGCACACCTTCGCCAACGACGCGACCAACAAACCTTCCATGGGCCGCCGCCAGAAGAATTCCTGCCGGAAATCGTCGGTGAAGGTATGCATCGGCCCGGACTTCCAACGGCCGCGCGGAAGCCACACATCCGGAATCGACAGACGAGGATCGGCGTAGACCTCGATCGGCCCAACGCCGATCAACTCCGCAGGCATACCCACGCGCCGCGCCACGTCAGCCCTCGAAGACAACGTCGTACACACTCGCGTTCGGCCAATGCTCGGCGAGACGCTCGCGATCGATCAGACGCTGCATATGCTGGGCCGCCTGCACGCGACCATCGTCAGTCACCGGCCAACTGAACCGCGAAGCGACCAACTCGGGCAACGACCCATCGACCTTACGGGTCAGGATGAAGCCGTACTGCTCGCAACGAGGACCGAGGCAGACGAAACCGGAGTACGTCGCCGTGCTCATGCCGCCGCCCGCATAAGCGCCAACGAACCGAGAGCCGAGAGGACGGGAGGCGGGATCACTCCCCGCCCCTTTTTTCGAGAGCACGGAACGCCGCCTCGAAACCGAGATCCAACTCGCGATGCGCCGTGGCCTTCCACAACTCGCCCTCGCCGCCACGCCGCGTGATCTCGTCCGTAATCAGCCGCGAGAAATGCTGCTGGCTCGCGCCGGACCGAAATCCGTCGCCGCGACGCTCATAGCGACCCTCAGACGACAGCATCCGCGCATACCCCCGCAGCCTTTCGTCCGAGACCTCCCGAATCCACGCGTTTCGATCGAGAGCCTCGACGCGCACGAACGCGGCCGGCGTGCGCTCGTCGTCGCGGGTCATGATGGAGACCCACTGGTCGTACTGCGCGCGCGAGACAACCTCGGTACCGTTGCCGGCGAGTCGGACAGCGGCCATGGGATCGCGCTCGCGCACGTCGTCGGACTGGACGAACGCGAGCGGCTCGGAGCCGAAGTTGGAGAGGCGCCGCCAGATCTTGACGGCCTCGGCGCTCGTGCGCGCGGCGATGTAGACGGTGCGGAACTCGAACTTGTCGCCCTCGACCTGCCGGACCTCGAACAGGACGTAGACGATGGCGCGCCACTCGTCGTCGCCGTAGCCGGCGGTGATGGAGCGGGAGTTCATGCCGCCGCCCGCGCGGGTTTCGCCGACTCGGCCGCGATTCGCGGCGTCAGACGTGCAATCGCCGCTTCGACGCGCCCCTCGCGATTCGTGCGCAGCGTAAACGACGCTTCGTATTCGCCGGGACGGACTTCCTCCTGCCCACGCGGCAGGAGCATTTGGCCGACGGACGCTTCGATAACGCCCGTTTCCGGATGTGGTGCGTAGTAGACGCACTGGGCTTCGGCCAGCACGTAGGGATTGCCGGTCTTGCGGCTCTGGCCGCGACGCACATCGACCCGGAGAATCTGGATCTGGAGGTTCACGCTCTTCCCCTGTAGGATTTAAATTCGCGCATCGCTCAAATTTGAGCGGCTCGCAAACTTTGACGGATACGCAAACATGAGTCAAGCCCCTTTGCTCGACCGCGCACTACGAAAAGCGACGAACGGTCGCGCGCTCGCGCACGCGATCGGATGGAGCGAGCAGCAAGTGAGCCGGTGGAAGCACGGCAAGGAGCAGGTCCCCGCCGAGGCGATCGCTGCGATCGCCGCCTACCTCGGGGAGGATCCGCTCGAAACGCTCGCGACCGAGCGAGGCGGAGGGTGGAAACGCGCCGCCGACAGCTGGCGGAACAAAATTTCCGCGGGTTTTGAATGGGTGCGCTTACTGGCAGACCCGCGCCGGAGCTTGTTCTCCGCGCGGTAGGCGCACCCTAGAAGGTCTGCTCTACGCCTCATACATTATGCGTAGAGCAGACCGCCAAGAAGGCCGGGAGACCGGCCTTTTTTGTTGCCATCAACCGACGCCGGATCAAGGGAGCCTCGCCCCCATGTTCCACCCCAATCGACGCTACGGTAACCCTGCCGAACTACGGGCCTACGCCTCCGGGATGTCCGTCCGCGACCTGTCATGGCACCTGAGACGACACCCACGGACCATCCGAGACTGGCTCGACGGACGGCGACCGATCCCATGGTGGGCGCCCGAACTGATGCGACTGCGCCACGAAACGGCGCTGCGCGACCTGCGACAAATGGGATGCGCTGGGTTACTTCGTAACGTCGCCGCTAACAAGGGTTCGACGTCGCGAAAAACATCAGGTCCCGTCGGCGTGAATACCACGCCACCAGCGGCAACGCCGGATCGAGCATGGCCATGGCACGGTTCACGGCGTCCGGCCAGCCGCTAAAAACGCCGCCGTAGACATCACGCTCGGGCTGCTCGATGCCCTTCGAGCACCACAGCCGGCGCTCGCCGAGCTCGCCTTCCTCCGCGTTCTTCGAGATGTACTTCGCCATGTAGCCGGCCAGCTTATGGCGTAGCTTTTTCTCGCGCCACGGATTCCGGACCTGCACATAGCCGGAGCCGACAACCGAGCGCCACACCGAGCCGAGCAACCGATAATTCTGGCGACCAGAAACACCGATATGCATGTGCCAAGCGCCACGTTTCTGCCGCTCATGAGTCGCCACGTACTCGAAACCGGCAACACGCCGCACGCGACGCACGAACTCTTTCCAGTCACGCGCCAGCCGGGCGCGATCCGTCATGTTCTCGCGATAGGTCAACGTAATCATCCGGTCCGCGCGGATCGCCTTCAGCCGCGCCGAACACTCGGCGCGAGCACGCCGAGCAGCACGCTCGCGATTCTCTGCCCGGCGACGCTCGAAATCCGCCCGAGCGTCGCGCCACGCAAGATAGGCGCCGAGGTCGAATGCCTCATCAAACGGCCCGGGATCCACCAGACGCGCCCCGGCACCCTTCCCGGCCATAGACCCCATCCGGGAACGCCGCTCAGCCTCTAGGACCGCCTCAGCGGCCGTAGGCGTACGACGGTCGTACCGCTGAACCATCACCTCACGCTCGCCATCGCCATAATCCCGCACCCGGACGATGAAATCGTCACGGAAAGCCTGATGGCCGGATACAATGCCCTCGTCGATCGACTGCACGACTCACACTCCGCTCGGTTGACCACGGCCCGGGACGCTCCAACGTCGCCGGGCTTTTCTTTTGGGCTTTCGCCCACCGCTATTTGTGCAGTACCCCCTCGCCGGGCACCACCCCCACCACCGACGCGCACCACGGCCGCGCCCGTGTCCGTGTTCTTTTGTGTCCCTCTTTCAAGAATAGGGCGCCGGCCTGCGCCCGCCGCCGCCGGCTCCGCCGTCGCCGTCGGGCTGCCGTCCGGGCCGATGGCGCATCCACTGCTGCTCTGAACGCCCCAACGTCAACACCTGGGCGAATCCCGGCTTCGCCGGGACCGGGCTCCTACGGGTTCCGCGTTCGCTGCATTCCTGCGGAACCTGCGGCCCTCCGGATCCCTTTCGCAAAAGCCTCGATGCGGACGGTCGCGCGCCGCCCCATGTCCTCGGCCGGGACGACCGGCCGACCCGGCTTCGCCGGGCTTCGGGACAGCATGGGGCGGAAATAGCGTTACTAGATAACACGGTTTTAGTTTTGCTTTTAAGGGGCGGTTTGCAAAGAGCGTGCCATTTGAACGAATTCGGCGAGCCGTGACGACCCGCACAGAAGCCGACGAACGGTAGTTGCGTTACCGGATAACGCATAGTAAGATATCACTACTGAATGACACAAGGGAAACAGACGATGAAACAACCAGAGGACAACATGACGAAAGACATCGAAACCGAACTCACCGAACGGGAACGCGCCATCCGTCGGCGAATACTGAACGCCGAGCGGCAGAGGCGATACAAAGAGCGCCACGCAACGAAACAACGGCCAATCTCTCTCATGCTTGACCGACAAATCGACTGGAGCCTGAACGTACTTTGCGTGCACAACGGATGCGACCGAAAGACAATGGTCGAAGCGTTAATCAATAACGCGTTCGTTGACATAGCAAGAGGCATGAAATTGGCCGACTACGAAGCGCTCGAAAACGAGACATTGGCACGCTCGACCAGCAAACACCGGGCACTGCCGAAATGACCATCCTTAGCTGGATCGGACCGACGCTGCCATGGCTCGCCGCCGGCATCGCTCTATTGCTGCTCATAAGCATCAGACGCAAGCGACCCAAATCGCCGCGCCAACGGGACTGGCGCGACGCGATCTACAACCCGCGCGAATACCGCCGACAACGTTAATCGGTAACATTCTCCGCCCGAGCACGTGGCGCCTCAGAATCCGGCGCCCGATACGCATCGAACGGCGGAGATTGCAGCCACGCGCGGCACTCGTCAGACGAGATACCCGCGTCCGTGCCCTGTTGCGTAATGCACTTGCATCGCCCACCCATGCACATGCCGCCAACGATGCGCGGCATCGCAACGACCCGCCTAATCTCATCGTAAGCCGGCGCAGACGCCGGATCGTATGACAACCTCGGCATGAAGGACAGCGCCATCTCTGCCCCGGTTACCAGCGCTTTTGCCGGTACAGCCGACGCCGCAGCCGCCGACGCCAACTGAACGCCCTGCCCCGGCGCCGTTATCTGCGCCGACGCCGGCGCCATGTGCGCAGAAATCCGCTGGTACACGTACCAGCCGAGCCCGGCCGTTACGAGTAACGCAACAACCATCAACCCAAGCACCCACGGAACCGACCGAATCGGCTTGACGTGAATCGAAGCCGACTTGTATAGCCGGAACACCCGCTTCGGGAGCCGATACTTTTTCTTGATCGGAGCCGTACGCCACGCAACCGACTCGCTGCACTCGGGCCATTCGTACCACCAGCGTCCGAGCACACCCAAATCGCGAAGATGCACATGGCGGCCAACCAACGCCCGCACGTTCTTGTCAACGAGCGCCGGCTGTTGCGTAACCAAGAAAAAATCCAGCCCACGATGCCGATGAGTCTCGAGCGCGGCTATGTCTGGCGGCACCTTGGAGCCGACACCGCGCGGGCGCCAAACGCGCTGTACCTCATCCACGACAACGGCCGCGCCATCGGGCACCAGATCCGGCCAACGCGCGACATCATCGAGCACTTCATGAGGCACGAGAAGATCCGGCACGCCATCGACGTACAACCGCCGATCCTTCGATATCGACGACAACAAATCGACCAGAGCCGCCGACTTGCCGGAACCGGGCGCGCCTGTAATTAGCGTTATCAACTAACGACCCTCACGCAACAGCGCCACGACGTTCGCGGCGAAATAGACCAGAGAGATCGCAGCAGAGAACCCCAACGCGAAGGCCAAACCAAGATCGCTCACGTCGCGGACCCCGTGGAATGGAGCGCCATGCGCTTCATCACCAACCACGCAAGACCCGAGACGATGCCACCCGACGTAATAGCCATGTAGTCGAAGAAACCCGCCTTAGCGAGTAACGCGGCAACGTCCATCCCGATACCACCGATCGACGCCTTCGCCGCGTTAAGCGCCGCCTCGACCGCGCCGGAGGCGCCCTCGTAAGTGACATACCCGAAGCCCAGCGCGGTCAACACCCGCGACACCAACGGCCACGTGATCTGCGACAGCCATGCAGCCATGCCTTCCATCGCTTCCCCCGATTTGTGCAGCAGACCCTCGCCGGACCCACCGACCCCGCGTTACCGCGTCACGATTCCCGACGCGAAAGACCCACGAAACCAAGCACCGCCGACAGCCACGCCATCGCGACCACCACCGGGCGCACCTGGTCGGCGAAATCGCAGAACAACGACCACTTCATGCTCACCTGCCGGCCGAGGACCGACACCGATCGATCGGCCGGGCAGGAACCGCCACCCTCACCCCATCCCGACGTCGGATCGATAGCCATTGACACCGTCTTTTCAGGCAACGGCTCCGGCTCGATCTCGCCCAGCTTCTGACACGCCAGAACGTCCGGGTATTCCTCGCACAGCCCCGGTTTCGGATCCTCACCCGGCGTCGGCGTCGCCTCCGGTTCGCCACCTTCCAGCGGCGCCGGATCGATCGTCATGTTCGGGTCTTCCGACTCCAACTCGCCGGGCTTCAACTCGACGCGCCACGGCTCCGCAGCCGTCGGACGCGGAACGATATCGACGATCTGTTGTTTGTAACGCTGCGGGTTCGTCGCCGGGACGGGCTGCGGGGAATCGAGCGGAACACGCAGCGGCAGCGCCTCGGGCAACTCGACAGGCAGCGGCATCTTCGCGGCAAGCTCCTGAGCAACCGAAACCGGGAGCTGACCCGTAATGGCCTGCCAATCCTGATCAGGTACAGGAACGCGCTCCGGTTCGCCCGGCTCCGCAATTCGACTTACAACGAACGTCGGCAGAGCGAGCGGGGAACCCCACGAATTGAAGCGAGTGCTCCACACCCGGTACGTGCCCGCGTTGGACCAACTGCCCGTGCCACCCACAGCAAGAGTGCCGTTGTACGAATTCACGGTCAGCAACTCTGCTGGTCCCTCCTCAAACCCGTAGCCCCTCGCATCAATGAAGGACTGAAGCATGGCTTCAGCGGTACAACCCTCGCTCGGACTTCGACAAACGCCCGAACCCGGAGTCATCCGATGAAAAACAAGGCCCGAGTAATTCGGGCCGTCGTCGTCCCGCATCCACCGATCGACGACCCACTCAATGCCATACACCGCCGCAAGCCACGCAAGCGTCGATGGACCGAACAGGGCACCGCCACCGGCTCTAATAGCCGGCGCAACAAACGACGCGGCATTCGCCGACACCCGCAACCCCGCAGGCAAATCGACCATCCGACCACCAACATTTACGGCAACCGTCGTCCGGAAATACCCATCGTTACCGGGAAACGTATGAGGCGCCTTGAATACCGCACCGGCCTGAGTCTTAACCCAACCCGTCGGAGGCTTCGCCAACGCAAAACCCGCATACGCGGGCCGCGAAAGGAACGCGCAGAGCGCGAGGATTACCAGCGCTGCACGATTAACCATGCCACACCCATCGAGCCGATGAACATCGCCCAAAACTCAGGCGTCGCCATGTCGGAATGCCCTCGTCAATGCGAGCAGGCAGAAGGCGAGAATCCATGCCCCGCCAACACCCCACCCGACCGCCAAACCATCGGACCACGTAAGCAGCCCGCACGGCTGCGCTGTGAACGGCGCCACCAACGTCATCGCAGCCGCGCCATCGAGCGGAGAAAAAACGTACGTGATCGATGCATCGGACACCGCCGACACATCGACCACGTACGCGGACGACCCATGCGCGACCACCGAACCGACCTGCGATGAAGCAGCCGCAGCCGCCGCACCGCTCGCGGTTTCGTAGCACGCAGAGCCGACCTGAAAGGCCATTACAGCCCCTTGCGCATGAACTTGAATGCGTAGACCGCGACGAGCGCGGCCAGCACCAGCCCGGCGACCGTGACAGCATCGGTCGACAGCGCCGACAGCGCCGTCGAAACGGCAGCCGGAACTTCGGCGAACGCCGGAACCGCGACCACGGAGCCGCCAACCAGAGCGAACGTCTTTTTCATTGCGTTACCTCGTAATGGCCCGATGGAATCGCACCGCACGACCGGGCCAGCTTCGCACGACACGTTTTCACAAAGACATCGACGCCCGCAGGCGCCGGATCGAATACACCCACACCCGCGCCAACAGCACCGGACCTGCGACCGCGAGCGCATCAAGCGCCAACGAACCGAGAGCCGAGAGGACGGGAGGCGGGATCACTCCCCGCCCCTTTTTTCGAGAGCACGGAACGCCGCCTCGAAACCGAGATCCAACTCGCGATGCGCCGTGGCCTTCCACAACTCGCCCTCGCCGCCACGCCGCGTGATCTCGTCCGTAATCAGCCGCGAGAAATGCTGCTGGCTCGCGCCGGACCGAAATCCGTCGCCGCGACGCTCATAGCGACCCTCAGACGACAGCATCCGCGCATACCCCCGCAGCCTTTCGTCCGAGACCTCCCGAATCCACGC